TTGGGTTTGATAGATGGCTCAATCAGCATTTCTACAGATCTCTCATGTGGAAACGAGCTCGTAATGCAGTGATTATCAGAGATAACGGTTGTGATCTGGGTATTGAAGGATTCGATATTCATCGTGGGCTGATAGTACATCACATGAACCCGATGTCGCCTGATGATATTCGTCATGGTGAGCTGTGGATCATCGATCCAAAATACCTCGTTACAACATCTCTTCAAACTCATAATGCAATTCATTTCGGCGACGAAAGCTTATTACCACGAGGCCCGATTGAACGAAAGGCGGGCGATACAAGACTATGGTGATTGTTGATGTGGCTGGACTACATCGCGGGATTTATAACTGCGGCAGGAAGCATTGCTGGCTCAGTTTGGGTTATCAAGGCAGTTGTAAAACATGAAAAGCAAGCTTGTGATGCTCGGTTGGACGCATTTAGAGAAGGATTAGATCGTCATGAAAAAGATAATTAGTGTTATGGCGGTATCTCTCGTACTTGCGGCTGGCACCGGGTATCTAGTTGCTACAGCTATTGGCGCAAGTGCTCCTGCACCAACAAAAACGGTTACCGTCAATGTTCAAAATGGGCAAACTGGCCCTCAAGGTCCTCCTGGGCCAAAAGGAGACAAAGGAGATACGGGACCGCAGGGACCACCTGGATCTATCGAATGCCCAACTGGTTTTGTCGTAGGAGAAGTAGTTATTAACCATCCCGGCGGCCAGGTTACGATCTATGGCTGCATCAAATAGGAGAGATAATGGCAGACGAGAAGCAGCAGGCAACGAAACCGGCTAAAGAAGAGAATCAGCCGCAGACTCCGCCCGCAGAGACTCCGCCGAATCGGGCCGATGCTCTGAAGCAGCGTCATCAGGATACGGAAGATCGTCTCAAGGGAGAGGAAGGGGAGCGAAAGCAGCACGCCGATGAGGCACAGCAGCGGATGGATGCTGCTCTGCAACGTGAGAAAGATATGGCCAGTTAATGGAAACCCAAACTCCAGACACTCCTGCTCCTGATACTGACGACGATCGGGAAGACGTTGAAGCCAACCCCGAACCTGATGACGTCGACGAGCCGACCCCTGCTCATCCCGATACTACGCCTGATGATCAGGAAAGTGGATCGAGCGCTGCTTAATGTCGCTCAAGCGCGTTTGGATTCCAAGCCCGAACTACTCGAGCCGAGGCGGATCCGGCGTTCGTCTGATTGTCGTTCATACGGCCGAAGGCGCTCGTACTATCGAGAGTCTGGGCTCTTTCTTTCAAGGGGATGTCGGTGCATCAAGCCATACTGGAGCCGACGATAAGACAAACACTGTTGGTGAGTTTGTAAAACGCCCAAATAAATCCTGGACGCAATCTGAGTTTAATCCTGTTGCTGTCTCTATTGAGTTGTGCGGTTTTGCTTCGTGGTCAACTGCGGAGTGGAAGAACAATCACGATAACATGCTTCGCAATTGTGCGGCTTGGATTGCTGAAGAAGCAGCATACTATGGTCTCCCAATCAAGAGACTGAGTTCCTCTGAAGCGCAAGGTTCTGGCCGAGGTGTCTGTGGTCATAATGAGCTTGGGTCTCGTGGCGGAGGTCACTGGGATCCAGGTCCTGATTTTCCGTGGGACTATGTCCTTGATCTTGCACAAGGAGGTTCACCTGCTCCTGACGACGAACCAGAGGGGTTTCAAATGATTGCTTCTGAAAAGTCAGCCGATGGTACTTTGCATGTTTGGAATGTTGGACCGCAGCGTGAGTCCGTATATTTGACATTCCAGAAGCCAAACCAGACTGCTTGGCATGGTGGTGAGGCAGGCAAGGCTGTAGCGAACGCATTCAAGTTCTGCGATGCGCCAAAAGGTCGGAAGATTCGAGGCGTTGCAGCAGCAGTTGCAGCAAATGGCAATTTCCATTTCTTCATGACACTGGATAACGCCGATGTGATGTACATGTGGCAGAACAAGGGAAGTACGCAATGGTCCAAGCTTGGAATGTTGGATCCTTGGTGAGAGAAAGGAGGTGAAGATTGGATCCAAGTATTCTGACGAGTACCAAGAAGATTCTGGGTATTGATGCGAGTTATACAGCGTTTGATCCTGATATTACGACACATATCAACACTGCATTTTCTTCGCTTACCCAGTTGGGAGTTGGTCCTACAGCGGGTTTCATGATTGAAGATGAGACCTCGATTTGGGATGATTATTTTGTTTTCGCCGATGATCCTCAGTATACTGCGATCAAAACTTACGTATATTTGCGGGTTCGACTGTTGTTTGATCCTCCTACAACATCGTATGCTATTGCTGCGTTTGATGATCAACGTAAAGAGCTCGAGTGGCGACTCAATGTTCATCGTGAATCGACGCAATGGACTGATCCCGGTCCACCTCCTACTTATCCTGGCAATGGAGACGATCCTCCCTGGTGGGCTTGGTACCCACAGGCGGTAGCATGATGGATACATTGGCAAGTAAAGAAGTTGTAGATCATATTCTTGAGCATCACGGTATCAAGGGTATGAAGTGGGGAGTTCGTACTGCTGAGCGTAGCAGTAGCAGTGGCGGTTCAGGCAAGTCCAAGACCAGCAGCGAGATCTCAGTCAAAACGGGCACTAGTCCGAGAGGTCACGCTGTTATTAAGACGCAAGGTGGCAAACGTCTTCCTGCACATCCGGATGCTGTTGCAGCAAAGCGTGTTGAACAGCAACTGAAATCGAGTGGGCATCATTCTCTTTCCAATGAGCAATTGCAAACATATGCCAATAGGAAAGAACTAGAAAATCGCGTATCTCGTGTAACGCCACCGAGCGACCTCAAAAGAGTGGTGAAAGGTGCTAAGCATGTTTCATCATTTCTTCGATCTCCTGAAGGTCGAACTACAGTCTCTCTGGCTAAGAAAGGTGTCAAGAGCAAACCCGTCAGACGACATCTTGTTCGACTGGGTGTCACAGCCGCCACAGCTCTTGCATGAAAGGGGGTTAGCGTATGGGTTTGTCTAATACGGCAACACCGATCTACTATGGTCGATTCCGTGAAGCAGTTCTGTCTGGAGAGATTCCAGTCAATCGCGAGATCTCCATGGAGATGAACCGGATAGATGCACTCATCGCTAACCCTCAAATTTTCTATGATGACATAGCCGTTGAAGGCTTCATTCAGTTCTGCGAAAAGGAGTTGACACTTACTGATGGATCGGATTTACATCTTCTGGACACGTTCAAGCTCTGGTCAGAGCAGGTTTTTGGTTGGTACTACTTCGTTGAGCGAAGTGTATATGTTCCTACCAAAGATAATCATGGAGGACACTATGAACACAGAACTGTCAAGAAGCGATTGATCCTGAAACAGTATTTGATTGTTGCTCGTGGTGCTGCCAAGTCCATGTATGCATCGATGATTCAGAATTACTTTCTGAACGTTGATACATCGACTACTCATCAGATTACCACGGCTCCAACTATGAAACAGGCTGACGAAGTCATGTCACCTATTCGCACCGCTATCACACGCGCACGCGGACCTTTGTTCAGGTTTCTCACCGAGGGATCTCTTCAAAACACTACAGGCTCTAGGGTCAATCGAGTCAAACTTGCATCGACCAAGAAGGGCATCGAGAACTTTCTCACCGGATCGTTGCTTGAAGTTCGTCCGATGGCTATCAATAAGTTGCAGGGGCTTCGACCTAAGATCTCGACAATCGACGAATGGCTGTCGGGTGATCTTCGAGAGGACGTTGTAGGGGCAGTTGAACAGGGAGCTTCGAAATTAGAAGACTATCTGATTGTAGCTATTAGTTCGGAAGGGACTGTTCGAGCTGGTTCGGGCGACACAATCAAAATGGAGCTAGCTGACATCCTCAAGGGAGAGTATCTTGCGCCGCACGTTTCGATCTGGCATTACAAACTTGACGAGCTTGAAGAAGTTGCCGATCCAGGTACGTGGGTGAAAGCTAATCCGAATCTCGGTGCGACGGTGAGTTACGAGACGTATCATCTTGATGTGGAAAGAGCCGAAAAAGCTCCAGCAAGTCGAAATGACATTCTTGCTAAGCGGTTTGGAATTCCTATGGAGGGCTATACCTACTTCTTCACCTATGAAGAAACTATTCCACATCGTACTCGCGAGTTCTGGCAACTTCCCTGTGCTCTTGGAGCGGATCTCTCACAAGGTGACGACTTCTGCGCTTTCACCTTTCTCTTTCCGCTTGGCAGAGAAAGATTTGGGATTAAGACTAGAAGCTATATCACAGAACGTACACTCATGATGTTGCCGGGAGCCATGCGCACGAAGTACGAAGAGTTTATTGTAGAGGGTGCGCTTCATGTCATGCCGGGAACTGTTTTGGACATGATGGAAGTTTACGAAGATCTTGATGCGTTCATTATAACATCTGAATATGACGTTCGTTGTCTTGGTTTCGATCCGTACAACGCGAAGGAATTTGTTGCTCGCTGGGAGGCAGAGAATGGATCGTTTGGAATTGAGAAAGTAATTCAAGGGGCTAAAACTGAATCAGTTCCTTTGGGAG